GCTAAATCACCGCCGGTGAATCATGCCCCGGTTGCGTCTGCTGTATACCGCCTCGAAGGCGGAGTCAAGCAAAAACACCAGAACAATCGGTTATAGAAGGAGAGGAGAACGCGGAATCACGCTTGAAGCGACCGGATTTACCTCCCGAAATTGCCCTTGACGGGGCCAGCAGACCATGTGTAGGTTCGTATACACAGCCCGCGAGCGGCAAAATCGTTTTTCTCAAAATATCTTTAAATTCGCAAACTGGCGCGGCCGAGGTTGCACTAGAGGGTGGAAGTTGAATCGGAGGTGCGCCGTTACGCCATCGACAAGCGAGGCATTATACGGCACGACCAGAGAGGCGGGAAGGCGATAGACTACGACATTGCGAGGTACCATGAGCTTGGTATATTCCTCAAGCAAAAAGTCGCGTCTCTCATTCGCCAACACGCGGGCATTTTCGATCAGCCCATCCCAACAGACGGTGCGCTTGTTGCGCCACACCGCCCGCTCTGTGAGGTACACTCTCTTGAAAGCATTCCTCATCTCCTTCGTTATGTATACGCGCACCTTGGGGCCTAGTGCTCGCACATTCTCCTTCGCTTCCTCCATTTCTCGTACCGCACCTTCCGAGCCCAGCCACTTGTTGCCGGCATTCGAGGCCCTCGTCCACTCCGTGCGCAGCCAGTACAAGGCTGCCCGGAAGGGGTTGAAGGATTTCACGAGCCCAAGACCGCCCCAGGAAACAGGGAGGTCGAGGTTTAGGCGCCGTTCAATGTCGAAGACCTGTCGATCCACGAACAAGTCACAGCGCTGATACTCGAGAAACTCGCGAGCTGGTTCGACAAAGTACTTTCTGCCATCATTGAGGGCCGTCAAGAACGACGGCCGGGCAGCGAAGATCTTTCCTTTGGCGCACCAGAGTTCGGAATTTATAGTAAAATAATATCGGTTCATCAGAGACTTACCACGGCTTACCTTGCCGCCTATGGCGGCGACACCCCGTTGCCAGGTGTCCGCGTTCAGAGCGGGAAAGACGACGTCGTCGCCATTGATCCCAACGCGAAGTTTGCTGAGGAAAGAGAACGCTTTCTTGAAGGGAAGACGTAGAAGCTGAATGCGTAACTGCTCGTTCTTGCAGATGTACGCGGTGAGGGAGAGGAT